TACTCCCAGAGATCGATTTGAGGGGCAGCATGTTGTTGTGGAATCTAAACAAACCCACAAGCAAGCCAACCCAACATGGACAGACATCATAGGTTCACCAGCTAACATCGCTGCTACGTTCCCTAATGGTGTTGAGGGAATGTGGATTCCTTCATTAACTGGAAATGATAACCCATTAAATCGTAAAGCCCTAAATAGCTCATCTAGGGAATACTCAACGAATAATGGAGTTTCATGGTCTTCCTCTGCTTCCATAGGACTGAACAGTACACTCAATACAGGGTTTGGCTACTTAACTACTGAGCCTAATCGAGTTACTTTAGCCCACTACGAAACCCAAGCTCACTTCACTCAGGATGAGTCGAACAGTAAGGTGTTGGATTTGGGTAGTGTGTTTGGTAGTAGCGACCATAGAATGGTATATGGAGGACTATTATCTGACTCCTTAGTAGGCAAGGTAAGTACAGTTTCTGGCGCGGATACTAAGAAATACAAGCCTGTTCTAGGTTTTACTCTTGATACATTTAAACTACACACCAGCTCCACTGTTCTCCCAGAGCATTCAGTAATGAATCTCGCTGGAACAGGTGCTGCAGTCAAAACCCTAGACTACCTATCCTCTGAGAACAACGTAGCTAAGTTATGCTATGCGTACAAAGAGATGAAGTTCGATAGTAGTGCTGACGCTATAGCTGATGCACAGGGCGTATCTTATGGTGCTTGGACAGCACTTACAAAAGGAACTATATATAGATTCTCCTCAAATGGTTCGATTACAGGTAATGATGTTGTTTACGCGCTAGCGGCTACAACTAATTCAAGGGCTTTTAATTCAGGGGATCTTTCACTAATTAACGGTGAGTTTGCAAACGCATCTGGCTGGTTAGTGTTATGGGACGGCAATGGCTTCGGTGATAACAATAAGTTTGAAATCACTAACAACCAATCCACCCTAACTGATGACAACGGCAACACAGTCCTATACGGAACTGCATCGTTCAACACACAACACTTCGTAATTGAGGAATAACCCTATGTACACATTATTAACAGACGTGCCTAGCGTTATCGCTGAGTTCTATGAAGAAGTTGTTAAGTCGGAGGCTACGGGTAACACCGTGGCTGAGGCTTACACTTACATGGATGAAGAAGGTGCTGAACAATCTGGTGAAAGGCAAGTCGCTGAGTATGCTGATGTAACTTACGTTGAGCAGGTAGCACGTCCTGAGACTAAATCTACGGCTGACTTGGAGCGTGTTATCGCACTAGGTAAGCCAAAGGCTGTGCAGGATAGCTTCTCGGCTATGGTGGCTTTAGGTGAGCAGTGGGCATTCTTTGATGCTTACACTGAGTTCCTAGCGGACACCTTAGCAGCTGAAGAGTTTAACGCTGACCTACCTGTAGTCTCTACAGATGAGGAAGGTGTTGAGACTCTAGCCGAGCCTAAAGAACTACCTACAGCACCAGTGGAGTCAGTGGCTTACGATGCCTTAGCAGCTAAATGGTCTGAGCGTAGAGCTTCACAATACCCAAGCCTTGCTAACTTTGCTGATGCTTATGTTAAGGCTCAAGACGGTGACGATGAAGATATGGTTGCCTATGTAGCCAAGTGTTTGAAAGTTAAGTTAGATAACCCTAAAGACGTTAAGGATGCGTAAAGCTAACGAGCCTACTTGAGATTCTCTTGTAGGCTCTTTTACTACTAGAGATGAGTGATATGGAAGTTAATGCTAGATTTGATAGACTGGAAGCTAAGATAGATAAACTAGCTGATGCTATGGTTAAGCTTGTAGAGATAGACACCAAGATAGACGGTCTAATGTCACATAACAACACACAGGATATACGTTTGAACAACCACAGTAAAGAGATTGACGGCCATGCTATTAAGCTGGCTCTAGCAACTAAGTCAAGCAGTGCTAACGAGTGGTTCATCCGTTTACTTATAGCTGCCTTAGTAACAGGTGTAGCTATTATGATGAGAGGTTAATATGGGCGCATTCAGCGTACTTAGTATGGTCACGGACATCTTTAAGCCTGCCGCTGCCCTTATAGATAACTTACATACTTCCGATGAAGAGAAGTTAGTACAGAAAGCTAGGCTACTGGAGATACAGGCCTCTGCTGTAGACAGCGCTACTGAGTACAACCAAGCTATCTTTGAGGGTCAAGCTAAGATTGTAAACTCAGAGGCTGTCAGTGGTAATTGGTTAGCTGCTAGTTGGCGCCCAATCACCATGCTTACTTTCGTAGCTATCGTAGTTGCTAAGTTCTTAGGTTACTCTTCTCCTAACATGACACCTGAGGATTACAATCACTTATGGACATTAATTGAGATAGGTCTAGGTGGTTATGTCGTAGGGCGTAGCGTAGAGAAAGCAGTCAAGACTTGGAAGAAATAACAAAGGATTCAACAGAAGATGAAAACATATAAGCAAATGGTAAACAACATACTTATACGGCTACGTGAGCGTGAAGTTAACTCTGTTTCCGAGAATAGCTACTCCAAGCTTGTGGGTCTGTTTGTACATGATGCCATAGAGATGGTGGAGAGCGCATGGAACTGGTCTAACTTACGTGACACCATGACCGTAGACACACAAGCAGGTGTCTTTAACTATGTACTAGTGAACTCAGGTGATAAGTCCTCTGTTCTTGACGTAGTGAATAATACAAGTAATAGCTTCATGTCCTACAAGACACCACAATGGTTCAACACTGCCTACCTTACGAATACACCAGCAACAGGAGCACCACAGCACTATGTCTTCAATGGCTTAGATGCTAATGGTGACACGGCTATAGATATATACCCTATCCCTGATGCTTCTTATCAGTTATTCTTTAATGTACTCAAGCGGTCACCTGATGTAATTAATGATGATGATAAAGTACAAGTACCTTTCTTACCAGTGCAGGCGTTAGCCTACGCTATGGCTCTTGAGGAGCGTGGTGAAGATGGTGGTATGTCTTCAGTATCAGCCAAGGCACTTGCGTCTAACTTCTTATCGGATGCTATTGCTATAGATGCCAGTAAGCATCCTGAGGAACTTATCTGGGAGGCGGTGTAAGTCATGGCTAAACAACTACTCGCAGCCTCCATAGCAGCACCAGCGTTCTTTGGATTAAACACTCAGGAGTCAGGTGTTACGCTACAGGAAGGTTTTGCACTACACGCAGACAACTGCATCATAGACAAGTATGGTCGTCTAGGGTCACGTAAGGGCTGGCAGACATTGACTACGGGAAGTACAGGAGTAAACCTAAAGGGCTTGTCCAACTTTAAGGATATTGCAGGCACTGACGTTAGGCTATCTTGGAATGACACTACATTCTTTAAAGGAACACAGACGCTTACTACAATAACACCTGACACTGATGATACTATCACAGAAGGTAACTGGCAAGCAGCTACGTTGAACGACCATCATTACTTCTTCCAACGTGGTTATGAACCCTTAGTCTACACTAATGAAACAGGGGCAGAAGAGTTTGATTCATTCAGTAATCATCCTCATCACCACAATAGCGTACCTCATGGCAATACTGTATTAGCAGCTTATGGTCGTTTATGGGTAGCAGACACCACAGATAATAAAACAACAGTATACTTTACTAAGCTTCTTGATGGCTCTAACTTCCAATCGGGCACAGCAGGTTCTCTTGATATCTCAAGTGTTCTTACTCAAGGTGCTGATGAGATAGTGGCGGTAGGCGCACACAACGGCTACTTGATTATCTTCTGTAAGGATAACATTATCATCTATAGCGATGGTGATAACTTCCAAGGCGGCATGACAACTTCTAACCTAACCTTAGTTGAAGTAATCGAAGGTGTCGGTTGTATTGCTCGTGATAGTGTACAGAACACTGGTGAGGATATCTTATTCCTAAGTAACACAGGTGTACGTTCACTTAACCGTACAGTACAAGAGAAATCTCAGCCTATGCGAGACATCTCTAAGAATGTCCGTGATGACATGATTCAGGCTATCAATGGTGAAGTCTTAGCTAATGTTAAGTCAGTCTACTCACCTACCAATGCTTTCTACTTACTTACCTTCCCAGCCACTAAGCAGACCTTCTGTTTTGACACTAGACAAGCTCTAGAGGATGGTAGCTT